GCAAGAGTTGCCGGGAGACCTTCACGATTTTGGAGCTGTACAGGAAGCTCTGGAGGACGACTTGCCCGAACGAGATGTCCCCGTCGTTGTGCGCAGAGTTTTCTGTGATGATTTCCCCGGCCACCGCCGTGTCGTTGTCGGTGGGGATCGGGAGATCCGCCCCGGTCTGCGTCGGCACAATGGTCGAGACGGCCCGCATGCCGCCGAACAACTTCATCGCTTCGACGATGGGCTTCATCGCTTCATCCGGCACGGTATAGCCGCCCGCGCCTCCTGATCCGACACCTTGCGCGGCGCGAATGGTCGGCATATTGCCCATGCGTGGATCGCCCACGTAGAGGCCAGACATCCGCACCCGATCCTGCTCGCTCAATCCGTTCACCCCGAACCGCACATAGTTCAGGTAAGCTTGATTGACGGCCTTCATGTCGTCTTCCGCCTGATCGGGCGAGATGTGCTCCCGGCCCGCCCGCTGCTCGATACGCTGCCCCAGTTCGCGCTCGGCATTGCTGGCTCGCTCATGCCGATCGATCTCGGCTTTGAGCGTGTCAGATTCGGCCATCAGGGCGTCGAACTTCGCCTCGTCGTCCTTCGTCACCTTGTCTTGTTTCAGAATCGCCTGGGCATCCGCGACAAGCTTCGCCCGCTTCTCGCGTAATTCTTTCTGCGTCATGGAATCCTCCTTGCGTTAGTAAGAGTTCTCGCCGCGCTGCACCAACTCGATCCGCTTGCGCATCTTCATCGCCTGCTGCTGGCTGTCTGCATCCGGCTGCGTCGTGGTCGGTTCCGGTGCGGAGGCGAGCGCCGCCGGCACCTTGGCGTAGCCGGAGAGATCGAAGGGCGCCTTGTCCTGTGCCTTGGAATCCCCGCCCTGCACGACATCGGCCAAGCCGACCGCCTTCGCTTCGTCCGCCGTGAACCACGTTTCGTCGTTCATCCAGGTCTGGGCCTGGTCAGTTGTCACCTTCGCCCGCCGCGCGTACACGTCCGCCAAGCTGCCCCCTACTTTCTCCAGCGTCGTCGCCATCTGGCGCATGTCCTCGGCATTCCCGATCGCCAGCGCCCACGGGTTATGGAGCATGAGAAAGGCCGACTCACCCATCGTGATCGTCTGCCCCGCCATGGCGATCAGGCTGCCGATGCTCGCCGCAATCCCATCGACCTTCGTGTGAATCGTGGCCCCGTGATCTTTCAGGCTGTTAAAAATGGCGAGCCCGTCGAACACGTCGCCCCCCGGCGTGTTGATGCGGACGGTAATCGTTTTGGCCGTAAGCGCCTTCAGTTCCTTCGCAAAGTCCGCTGCGGTGACGCCGCCCCACCCGATGTAGTCATAGATCAGCACGTCGGCGGTATCGGATTCGGCTTTCGCCTGGATCGAAAACCATGACCGCGACGAGGCCTGCATCATCCCGTGTCGTAAGGTCTTCAGCATCGGAGACTCCCGTTCAGTTTCGGTGCGACCGCAGCAAACTCGCGCTCGTCGAAGAGATCATCGTCGGCGCGTGGATTGGGGTCCGGTTTGGTTGCTCCGCCTTTCACGAGCTGGTGCATCGGCGCAAGATTCGTTTGCACAAAGAGCGTGTCCCCGCCCGGCATGGGCTGGAGGTCTTCGGCTTTGCGGATTTCGTTCGTGGTGAGCCAGCCGTTTTGATGCCCGCTCGCGTAGTAGGCCGAGCGGGCCGTGCTGTCCCCACGCATCAGGCCTTGATGTTTGAATTGGGCATAGAAGGGCGAGCGCGGGAACAACTTCCGGTTGAACTCTTGTTCAAAGCGGGTCAGCCAGGGAATGATCGTGAAGATGAGAAACCCGAGGGTGTTTTGCTCCACGCCCGTGCCCCAGCTCGTCTGCTTGTCGGTATGGCCGATCATGTGCGGCGGGACGCCGAAGAAGCGGGCGATGTCTTCAACTTGGAATCTTCGACTTTCCAAATACTGCGCGTCCTCGCTCGTCATGCTGACGTTCGTGACATCAAGGCCCTCTTCCAGGACCATCGTTTTGAAGGCGTTCGACAGACCGCCCTGCTGCTGATCGAATTGCGTCTTGAGCCGTTGCTGCGCCTCTTTGCTGAGGGTCTTGGGATGCTTGAGCACCACGCCCAACCGTGCGCCGTTGGAAAACAGTTTCGCGCCGTGCTGCTCTTCGGCCAGGGCGAGACCGACCGCTTGACGCGAGGCCCAGGTGATGATCGACTTCCCGCTGAGGCCGTCGTAGCCCATGCCGGGGATGTGCAGCATGTCGGCCTGCTCAATCACTTCGGTGGAGCCGTCGCCCAGGCGCACGGTGTAGCGGTTCTTCCCTGTGCTGTTGACGCGCTGGACCGTCACGGTATTCGAGGGAATCGGAAAGAGATCGACGATCTGATTCGCTTGATTGCGCCCGATGGCCGCATAAGCGTTGCCACCCAACAGCACGTTGGCCGTGAGGAATTCTCGCCAGACGCAAGAGGTCATGGCCGGATTGGGTTCGTCGTGCAGAAGGTAGTAGGGCAGCGTGTCCGGGACTTCGATGGAATCCCCGTTCGGTTTGCGGCGATAGACTTTGAGCGGGAGCGAGCCGATGGTTTTCGCAATGAGCGTGACGCAGGCATAGACGGCGCTGGCCTTCATGGCCGACTGCTCGCTCACGAGCACGCCGGCATCGGTCGTGCCGCCGAACAAATCGACGAGCCACTGCGCGGGATTGCTCAGAGAGGTGGAGGGATTCTCAGGGGACGACGCCAGAATGTCTGACGCCCGCTGCCAGAACTTCCAGTTCATGCTGCTGCGATAGCAGCATTCAGAAACACTGTCTACAGCAAGGTGCAGGAAAATGCCTGAAAATGCCTGAAAATACGTAACTTTATTTTATGCAGTCTTGACCCTAGAGGAATTTCCTCACTAACGCCGTTCTGATACGAAGTTGTCCGCCTGGCGTCCGTTCGCTTGAAAGCTTGCCGTCAGCCAGCCAGCGCCGGACTGTATCTTGATGGACAGCCATCAGCGCCGCCGTTTCGTCAATGCGAAGTGTGGCCTTCTTCAGCAGCGCATTGGGATTGTACAGCGTCCCCGCCTTACGTCGTCGGCGCATCTTCATCTGGTGGCCCTCCCACGGTGGTGAGGCCTCGGGATTCGTACACCGAGGCGGTCGTTTGGTGCCGCATGTGCCGATCAAGCGCGAGCAACAGGGCCACAATGCCATCGATCTTTCCCTGACTACTGCTTTTATCCGGCTTCTTATTCCCCGCCGGATCTTCTTTCACCGACACGTTGTTCGCCATCCACTTCAACACCGGATGCCCGCCGTGACGCAGCTTGTGCCCCAGCAAGCGCCGTTCCAGTTCCGCTGTCGGCCCGGCCATCGACATAAACCCCATCCCACAGGCCGCCACGGTCAAGCCTTCCTCGGCCAATTCCATCGAGAGTTGATAGCCTTGAAAGAGCCGATCCACGGCGACGTCCTGGATCTGGAACGTCTGCGCATCCCGCAACACTTGCGCTTTGACGGCCGCATAATCAATCGCGTTCCCCGGTGTCGTCAGCAGCCAGCCATCACGCGCCCACGCCTGGTACTGATCGCGGTAGCGGTTGTGTTCGTCGGTGAGTTTCGATTCTGTGCACCAGAACCGGCAGAGGCACGTCACGGCTTCCCGATCCACCGGATCGGGAAACAACAGCACCCAGGCGGTGAGGTCAGAGACGGACGAAAGATCCAGCCCGCCGTAGCACAGCCGCCCGGCCAGCCCGGCCTCGTCCAGTTTCGGTCCCGCGTTCTGATCCCACAAATTCATATCGAGCCACCGCGTCGTTTGCATCGTCCAGCGATTGAGATCGAGCCGCAGAAAGGTATTGAGGAAGCCCGGCATCTTCGCGGCCTTCTTCGCCTGATCGCGCATGTAGTCGAGTTTTTTACTCACGCCCAGATTCGGATTCGCTTTGAACCAATTTGTTTCGAGCTGCCAGTCGTCTTTCTCATCCATCGCGCAGATGAAGGCAAAATACTTATCGTCCTCAATCACGCCGCGTAGAATCTGCTCCGCGTAGACGTGCTGCTCCCAACAGACCGAGGCATCGGTTTGATCGGTCCCGGCGGTCGTGATCGCAAACAACAACGGCTGCCGCCGCGCGCTGGTGCCGGTTTCCATGAGATCGAACACGCCGCGTGTCTTGTGTGCGTGCAGCTCGTCCACGATCGCGCCGTGCACGTTGAGCCCGTCCAGCGTATGTTCGTCGGCCCCGAGGGGTTCGTATTTTTGATCGCGGTCCATGCGCGTAAGGCTATGCTTGAAACTCTGAATCGTGTTTGCGAGGTCCGGTGACGCCCGTACCATGCGCATGGCTTCGCTGTGGACGATCACCGCTTGCTCGTGTTTCGTCGCCGCGCTGTAGACTTCGGCCCCGGCTTCCTCATCGGCAAACGCGAGCTTGAGGCCGATGCCCGCACCCATCGTGGACTTGCCCGATTTTCTCGCTACCTCCACATAGGCCATCCGAAAGCGCCGTGTACCGTCTGTCCGAAGCCAACCGAAGACGACCCAGATCAGGAAGGCCTGCCACGGCGCGAGGACGAACGCCTGCCCGGCCCACTCGCCCTTACTGTGTTTCAAGTAGGAGAAGAATTCCACGGCGTCGTGGGCCTTCGATTCGTCGAAGTGCAGCCCGCGCGCGTGGCCCTTCTGCAAATCGACCAAATGTCGCTTCACTGCCAGACTCACCAGCTCGCCCGCAATCACGCGGCCAGTTAGGACACCATCGATGTAGTTTTCTACGATGCGGGCAGTAGGCGAGAGAGGCGGACGAGGAGGATTGTTCCGCCGCCGCCTCGATATTCGTTTTTCAGTTGCCACAATGGTCTGCATGACTTACCCTAACAATCTTTTCACTCCGCCCGGCTGCGACGGCGTAATGCTCTTCACCTTCGATCGGCTTGCTGGTGTTTGCCCGATTTCTGAGAGAAACGACACGTATTGCCGCCGCGCCACTTCCCGCCGCACCGCCTCCGGGCGCGTCTTCCACAACACGTTCCCCTGCTGATCGGTCGTCTTGTAGGCATCGGATTGGTACTGCTGAATCGCCAGCTCGTTCGTTTTCAGTTCGCTGAACGCCAGACAGCACGCGGTCAGAATGCCGCCGTCTGCCGTCGTGAGCACACGCCCCTCACGCAGCAACGCCACGAGCCGATCCCATTCGCCCGCCGCGTCTCGATTCAGCCAGGCCGGTTTCTCCGGCGTACCAGGCGCATAGACCGGCTCTTGGAGATTCAACTTTCGCTTACCCGGATTGCCCCTAAGTATCTTTAGCGCAGTTGATTGAGATTTGGGATGCCCGCGCATAAGTCCTCCTCTGTTCGTGCTGAGTTTTGTCGAGTCACCCTGAGAATTCCCATGTGCGGAGGCATGCCCTGAGG